TGACGGCAGCGTCAGCAATGCCAAGCTGGCTTCCGGCATTGATGGTGCCAAGCTCATTAGCAATTCTGTTACACAAACACAAATCGCAACTGATGCAATCACTGCCAGCGAACTAGCGGATAACAGTGTTGATACTGCTGCCCTAATAAACGATGCTGTTACCACTGAAAAAATTGTTAATAACGCAGTAACTACAGAGAAAATTGCCACTGATGCTGTTTTAACTGCAAATATCTCTAACGAAGCGGTTACCAACGCAAAGCTTGCTAGCGGAATCGACGGCACTAAATTGGTCGCTAGTTCTGTCACTTCTACCCAGATTGCAGCTAATGCAATCACGTCAACTGAGCTAGCCGATAATGCAGTAGATACCGTCGCTATTGTTGACAATGCGGTTACTGATATAAAACTTGCCTCCGGTATTGATGGTGCCAAGCTCACTGATGCCACAGTAACAAACGCCAAGCTAGTAGCTGGTATTGAAGGCTCAAAGCTCACTGACAATTCAATTACTAACGCTAAGCTTGCCGCCGACTCTGTTACAGCAACTCAAGTAGCAGCAGACGCTATTGGCACAACGGCAATTATTGACGGCAGCATCACAAACGCAAAACTTGCTACCGGCATTGACGGTGCCAAGCTGACTGATGACACTGTTACTGATGCCAAGCTTGCTAGTGGGATTAACGGATCAAAAATCAGTGACGGTACGATTACTGATGCAAAACTTGCCACAGGCATTGGTGGAGCGAAGCTAACTGACGGAAGCGTCGCTGCCACAAAATTTGGCACGGTATCTGATCGTGGTCTTGATCAAACTACCGGCAACATCGGGCACACCAATAACGTTACTGCTGGCACAAGTAACGGCATCACATTTGATGAGCAAGGTCACATCACCGGCACTACAGCCTTGGTTGCTGCTGATCTGCCCGCCGCTACTGAATCGACCATTGGCGGCGTTAGTATTCCCGTCGATAGCGGTCTAACTGTTACCGCACTCGGCGTCGTTGATCACGCAAACAATGTCACTGGTGCAACAGTTAGCGGATTTACTTACGACGAGCACGGACACATCGTTAGTGCCGCTGCTCTTGTCGCCGGTGATCTACCTATAGCGACAGAAGATGACATCGGTGGTGTTGCCGTACCAGCAGGTTCCGCTTTAACAGTAAATGCGGCTGGCGATCTTGCGCACGAAGATAGTGCTGTTGTTGTCGGCACTTATACCAAGGTAACTGTTGACCAGAAGGGTCACGTTACCGCTGGCGCGACTCTAACCGCTGCTGATATTCCAAGTCTGGATGCCAGCAAAATCACCACCGGCACATTTAGTTCTGGTTTTCTTGCCCCAAACAGCGTTACTGCTGAACAGCTCGCTGACTACGGCATTGCGCAAGTTAGTGAATCACAGCCCATCCCAGAATTTGCCGGTCAGTGGTGGATCAATCCAAGCGACCGCTCTGCTTACATCTGGATCGGTACGGTTTCGCCAGAACCGAATGGTTATTGGCTGCTTGTCGGTTACGGCAGCCCAACACAGCTCAACTTACGTTTCGGTGGCACCTATAACGCCACTGCTAACACGGTTGTCTCGCTTAATCAGTACGGCGTTGAAGCTGGTTTAACTGTTGGGCAAGCACTATCCGCACCAAATACCGCAAACAACGGTGTTTATTTAGCAGTTACCACTGCTGGCACTGGCACCACTCCTGCGCCTACTGTTTCACTGGCAGTTGGTGACTGGGTATTGAGTCAAGGCACAGGCGCTAACTGGACAAAAGTTGCTGTCGTATCTGGTGCCAGCGGCACGTTTAACGACTATGACATTTTGTGTGACGGCACGTATTTCACGCCGGACATGACGGCGGTGGCTGACGTACGTGATGCCCTAGAACTAATTTGGGGACGTGTACAGATTGCCACTGGCGCTCAAATTGGCGTGGTCAAAGAGTCGTCTGAGGTGGTAGTAGATAACAGCACAGGCGAGATGACCATCGGCGTTGTTGACGATGGCACTTACTGAGCATGAGCTACCACCGGCAAGAACCGCTTATTTATAACGGGGACAAAATCCCTGTTGGCGGTGTACCAGGCGATGTGCTGATGAAAGCTGCCGGTGCAAATTACTACACTAGCTGGCAGGATTTGACGCACATTTTTCAAGAGTACGACGTTGTATTAGACGACGGCGAATTCTAGGCGGCTACAGTGGGGCGATAATCCCGTCCATCAGGAGTTAAGGGAATGGCTTCCACGCACAAAAGTCTTCGTAGCGGCACCGCTAATAAGCGCCCAACAACTGCCATTGCTGACGGGCAGATTGCGCTCAACACCAATAGCACCAGTCCCGGTCTGTTTTTCAAGGACAGCACTGGCGCAACAATTATTAAAGTCGGTCCCGTTCACATTGGCACGACCGCACCGAATGCTACGCCTGCAACAGGTGGTAGTACCGGCAATAGCAGCGGTGAAGTGTGGCTGGACACAAGTCTTACCCCTCCCGGCGTCAAGATCTGGGATGGTGGTGCATGGGTAAACGCCACACCAGCAGGTAGTACCACTGTCCAAGGTTTGCTGGAGCTGGCGACTAATGCTGAAACGCAAGCCGGAAGCGACACTAGTCGTGCTGTGACGCCTGCTGGCTTGCAAAGTAAGGTCAGCGATAGTACAAGCACAACCAGCTCTACCGCCATTGCTAGTAGCACTGCAGTCAAGAGCGCTTATGACTTAGCTAATGCTGCTTTACCTAAGGCCGGTGGCACGGTCACTGGCACGGTCACATTTGGCACCACTGGTGTTCTTGCGTTTGAGGGCAGCACTGACGATGGTTTTGAAACGGTACTAGGGGCAGTTGACCCAACTGCCGATCGCACAATCAATTTGCCCAATGTAAACGGCACCGTTGTTGTCGATGCTGGCGCACAAACTGTGCAATTTGGCACTGGAGCAGCGGCGACTCCAAGCGTCACTTTTACTGGCGACACAAACACCGGCATCTACTCCCCCGGCGCAGACCAAGTAGCCATCTCGACTAATGGCACTGGGCGGTTGTTTGTTGATGCGAGTGGAAATGTTGGTGTTGGCGCTGGAAGTCCGGTTGGTAAATTTGACGTGAACGGCGATATAGTATTTGGCGATGCAAATGCTGGAATCAGATCCAACGATCAAACGTTAAAAATTAAGCACTGGGGAAGTGTTGGAATAGACATAGATGCAGATAGCAATGATGCCGATACACGCTTTTTTAGAATCACAAAAAATGGAGAAACCTCAGAGCTGCTCCGCGTTACAGAGGCAGGCCGCTTGGGTCTGGGAACCAGTAGCCCCAGCTCCATTCTCCACTCCCGGGTTTCTACCGCTAACACTGTCTTCCTGGGTTCGCACAATAACACTGGCATTGATTTCTATGTAAACGACGCCACGGGTGAGACCAGAGTATCGACTAAACGTATTGGGGGAGCTGGCGGTAAGTTTCTTTCGTTTTATACAGACACTGGATCCGCGGAGGCTGAAAGAGTTCGGATTTCGTCGGGTGGCAATGTAGGGGTTGGTTCTACGAGTCCTAGTGCAAGACTGGAAAGTGAGTGGACTGGCGGTAATCAGTTTAGGGCTAAAAACGGCTCAGCTACGTTTGATATCCTCAACGATTCGACCAATAGCAAGTTAATCTCTAGTGGTCCGATGTTCTACACCACTGGAACATCTGGTCCGCACATCTTCCAAAAAGATGGCGGGTCTTCTGAGGTTGCGAGAATAGATGGGTCGGGCCGCCTTTTAGTTGGCACGTCTACTGCGCGTAGCAACATACTTGGATACCAAGCTGGCGCAGGTGCAGCAAGAGTTCAAAGCGAAGCCATTACAGAAGCAGACGCATCTCTAGCCCTGTTGCTATCTCGCAATGCAGCACTAGAAAAACCGTCAATTACCCTTGGACGGGGTAAAACTACTACACTTGGAAGTAATGGAATTGTTTCCAATAACGACGATCTTGGGATATTAGTATTTAGCGGAAACGATGGAACAAACTTTGTTCCTGCAGCATCAATCCTAGGTGAAGTAGACGGCACCCCTGGCGCTAATGATATGCCGGGCAGGATCGTATTTAGCACGACAGCCGATGGAGCGAGCAGCCCGACGGAACGGATGAGGATTAAGAAGGACGGCACAATCAATTTCTCCAACGTCGCCGTCTATGCCGATAACGCCGCTGCCACCTCTGGTGGTCTTGCTGTGGGCGACGTTTACCGCACCAGTACTGGTCAGTTAATGATCCGTTACTGATTAACTTCACTCACCATGGTGGACAGCCGACCCTTCCCAACTGGCTGTAACCCTACTACTCTGTACCAGTCTGGTTCTTCATCATGGCCACCACCTTTACGTGGGGTATCAACACCCTTGAGCGCGAAACCACCGACGGCTTTGTGTTCACTGCTCACTACACCGTCAATGCCTCAGATGAGGCATATTCCTCTGGCGCGTATGGCAGCATCGGCTTCCAGCGCCCCGACAACCTGATTCCTTACGCCGACCTTACAGAAGACACCGTGATCGGCTGGGTCAAGGAAGCCCTTGGCGGCGACGAAAAAGTCGCTGAAATCGAAGCTGCACTGCAGGCTCAAATTGACGAGCAGCGTGCGCCATCTAAAGCTGCTGGTGTGCCATGGCAGTAAAAAGCAAAACTGCCTTGGGGCGTGTTGAGCACAAAGCCGGACGCCCCAAAACCACAAGTCAAGGCTATGGGCAACACAGTCGCCCACGTCGTCGCGGAAAGAAACCTCTGCGAGGACAAGGGCGCTAACCTATAGCAGGGAGGTGCGTCATGGCAATTTCACCTGGCACGTACAACATCAGCCTTCAACGTCGGGCGGATTACAGTGTCACGCTGCAGTTCAAGGACAGCACGAGCGCCGCAATCAATTTGACAGGTTGGACTGTTGAAGCGCAAGCGTGGAACCAAGGGCGCACCACAAAATATGCTGACTTCACGGTTACCTATACCGATCGAGCTGCTGGTACGGTTGCCATCGCGCTGACGGATGAACAAACCGCGTCATTTCCTAACGAAGCGTATTACGACGTGCTGCTGACTAACGACAGTGGGCTGAAAGAGTACTACTTGGAAGGCATTATTTACGTCAGCGAGGGCTACACGGCATGACTTCCGTAAACGTCACGGCTGTCACCAATACAGTCACAGTCACCGAGGGCGATACAACCATCGTCACAATCACGACTGCCGGACCGCAAGGTGCCACTGGTCAAGGTGTTATTGCTGGCGGCACGACGAGTCAGGTGCTCGCTAAGGCAAGCAATGCTGACTACGACATGCAGTGGGTTAGTGCTGGCGCTGGCACTGTCACAAGCGTTGGTACGGGCACTGGACTAACCGGCGGACCAATTACCAGCAGCGGCACAATCGAGCTGGCTAATACTGCCGTCACTCCTGGTAGCTACACATCAGCCAACGTCACAGTTGATGCGCAGGGTCGTATTACTGCAGCATCGAATGGTACGTCTAGCACCAATCTGAGCTATGACGCTGCCACCCGCACGATTGCTAGCGACACAGGTACGGATGCAACACTGCCGCTAGTTACTAGCAGTGATGCTGGTCTTGTTCCTGCTACTGGTGGCGGAACGACTAATTTCCTACGTGCTGATGGGACGTTTGCTGCACCGCCTACATCGCCTCCTGGTGGCACTAGTGGCGAATTGCAATTCAACGACGGTGGATCATTTGGCGGTGTAGCTAGCAGCAGCGTTGATGTTGATGGCAACGTCACCATTCGCACTGCAACGGTTAATGCCCCGAGTGGTTACACGGGGAACTTGTTGGATCTGCGTCTTAATACCAACCCTAGGCTGCAAATTAACTCTAGCGGTACGCTTACATTTACCGACTCAACAGGGGGCTCTACAGGTAGATTCAAGTTCAATAATTACAATTTCTCTATGGGACAGGAAGGCGGAACTGATGCAGGAATAAACTTTTACACAAATACATCAAATTCTACTTCTGTTAGTATTCGTTTTATTAGTAACGGATATCTGGGCTGGTCTTCATCTAATAGTAACGCGGAAACCGGTGCCGATGTAATCCTTGCACGCGATGCAGCAGACACACTAGCCCAACGCCGCACAACCAACGCCCAAACCTACCGCGTTTATAACACCTACACTTCCTCCACTAACTACGAACGCGCCAATCTCGGCTGGAACGGCAATGTCTTTCTTGTAGGCACTGAAAAGGGAAGTGCTGGTGGTACTGCAAGACAGCTTGAACTGCAAACTGATGGCACCAGCAAAGTTGCCATTACTACTGATGGCAAAGTTGGCATCGGCACAACTTCTCCAAGTGCATCGCTAGAGGTTAACGCTCCAAGCGGTTTCACAGGGAATCTCCTGGATTTGCAAGTTGATGGAACTAGCAAGTTTACCGTTGATGAGAACGGAAAAATCACAAATGGCACGCCATCGCTTTCCGCCTATAAGTCAGGCAATTGGATCGCACCATACATCGAAGTAGTAGGTGGCAGCACCTCAGGTGGCAATGTTATTTGGTTTGTCCCGTTTTTTGTTTGGAGAAGCATTACAGTGACAGAGCTGGGCGCTCGGGTAATTAGTGTATCGGCAGGTGATACTTTTGATCTTGCTATCTATGCCGCTGATGCAGATGGTAATCCAACAGGTCTACCATTGACATCTTGCGTTAATCTCAGTCTAGACGTAGCAACAACAGTTAGCTCTAGTGTCGATACCTGCACATTGAATGTTGGCCAGCTATATTATGGTGCAATGAATAAAACTGCCACTGCCAGTTTCCAACGCCCTGGAGGTATCGCTTGCGGTAACATTCTTGGCTCAAGTGATTTAAGCCAACTATCCCCTAGCAGCACCAGTATAAATAGCTATGTCCCAAGGATCAATTACACTGCCGGTAGTTGGCCTGATGTTACTTCTGCTACATTCACATCGTCTTTTGAGATTTCAAGAAGTGCTGCTGTATTCCTCAAAGTAGGAGACTTACTCTGATGGCTATTTCTTATCTGCAAGACAAAATCATCGTATCCGATGATTACCAGCCGGACCGCAAAGAGTTGGTAATTGTATTGCCAGCAACATCTGACGAGATTAAGACAGCAATCCGCAACTATTTAGTCAATGCTCCGGTTCAAGACTGGAGTGCTATCCGCCAAGAACGCAACCGCCTATTGGCTGAATGTGACTGGACACAAATCAGTGATGCCACTGCAGATAAAGACGCATGGGCAACTTATCGCCAAGCTTTACGCGACATCACGCTGCAACCCAACCCCTTGGAAGTGCAGTGGCCTGTGCCACCACAGTAAGGCGCGGCACCCTCAAAATCTCTGCTGGTTAATCATGGCTGACCTTACGATCACTGTCCCCGACGAATTTGTGCCTGGCATGGTTGCCAAGATGCACGACATGAACAAAACCCGCGAAACACCTTACGCGGATCTCGATGAATTTCTAACTGACTACGCCACCAGCCTTGCTTCTGGTGCTTGCGTGGATTACAAAGTTGGACCTAATTATGAAGGTCCAGTTACTCCTTCGTATAACGCAGACGGCACTCCGTTCCAGCCTTAAGCGCCTGACGCTAACCTATAGAAAAGGTCGGCTGTATGCCTCGCAATGGAGCACCACGAAGAGGCGCTGATCACGGCAAAACCACCTGAAAGCCCGTTCACGCAGATGGTGCCAGCCTTGTTGACCGCTGCGGTGGTCGGCTTAGCTGGTCTTTTTATGCAAGTCGCCAAGCTGGATCAATCGGTCAATACGGTGGCGGCGGATATCCAAGAACTGAAGAACGACAGCAAGGAACGGTTATCAGATCTTGAAGGGCGCGTTAGAAGTTTGGAGTTAATGGTTGGTCGCCATCGCCAACAGCCGTAGACTTTCAATATCCACTAATCAATCCATGGACTTCATTCAGCATCCGGCTTTTTGGATCGTTGTCGCTGCCGCTTCTGAGCTGATAGCTCTGTCTCCCATGAAGGACAACAGCATTATTCAGTTTTCGTTTCGGTTACTGCGTATGCTGAAGCCAAAGAATCGTTGAACTAAATGGCGATACAGCTCCGCGATGCTGCCAAACATTTCAAGCTGCTACCGCATCAGTTAGCAGCATGGGATTGGTTGCAAGAACAGCTATCTGCTGATGTGCTGGCGCAGTTTGCTGAGCTGTATCGCGCTGATCCGCTTCCTAAACAGACGCTACCACCGGCATGGTTGGCGCCAAGTTTGAAGATCATCAAAAAGTGGGAAGGCTGCAGGCTTGAGGCTTACCACTGTCCGGCTGGTGTGCCGACTATCGGTTATGGATCTACCAGGCTGATTGATGGTCCTGTTCGTATGGGCGACAAGATCACACAGCAAATGGCAGACGAGATGCTGCAGAACGAGGTTGAGCACTTGTTTGCTCCTGGTGTTTTTACGCTGCTGCCTATGGCGAAAAAATGGCGCTCTGAGCAGCAGGCTGCCATTGTGAGCTTTGCTTACAACGTCGGACTTGGTTCTCTAGAGGAATCAACGTTGCGTAAGCGTTTATTGGCTGGTGAAGACGCAAGTAAAGTTGTAATTGAAGAGCTGCCGCGCTGGAATAAAGCTGGCAGCAAAGTGCTCGAAGGGCTTGTTAATCGTCGGAAGGATGAGGTTGCGCTTTTTACTGGCGGGCAGCCTAAGCAACAGTCTGCGATCAAGCTGCGTCCTACGTCACCGTTTTACACCAAGTTGACACCACATATTGCTATCGGTGAGTTTGCACTATTCAAAGAAGAGCGCCGGTTTGCTGCTGATTATCAGATTAAAACTGCAGCAGAACTGGCTGAGTTTTTAGAAAAGGTGCGGGCACAGTTTGGTGGCAAACCGATCATCATCACCAGCGGTTATCGCCCTACGGCTGTGAATCGAATGGTTGGCGGTGCTAGCAGCAGCGAACATCTGTTCAATGATCAAGATGTAGGCGCTGTTGACTTTTACGTTAAAGGCGAGGATATCTACAAAGTGCAGGCTTGGTGCGACAAGAACTGGCCTTATAGTTTAGGCTATGGAGCGCCTAAAGGTTTCGTTCATTTAGGTATGCGCAGAGGCAGACCTAAGGTGCGCTGGGATTATTAAGTCGCTACCCTGAAGCATACGCAATCTTGCTATGTCTTGGGGGCAGTGGATGGTTGTAGAGTTTTCCGTAGAGGAAGAGCTGCAAATTGAGAATCAAGCTAGATCTGTTTATCGTTGCACTGATACAGAGCAGGTCTCTAGATTGTGCTCATCGTTAGTAAAACAGAACGCGTATTATCAAAAGCTGCTTCGTCAAGCTACTGGTCATATCGCCGAGCTTGAAATGATTGCTTTATTGGCAGACGATGTTAAATCACAGTGCGCGTTTGATGATTCGGATCAGACTCGTCAAGATGACACTCAGGACCAAACCCTGTTGTCAGGACTTCTTTTGACAGTCCTGTCGTTTTTTGTTGCTTGCGGTTTTGCCGTTCATCGTCTATGGCATCGAGTGACACAAGCCAAGAATCCAAAGACT